CGGGGAGGTTGGAAAATTGGCCTCTCCACCTAGCCGAAGCTAGGAACCAAATGGCTGTTTAATACCAGCCACCCAAGTTGTACCACTGATGGGCAAGGATACGGGAAACCCGCATCCTTGTCCGGCCTCTTAGAGTATAGTTATTACCATACTCTCGATCAGACCTACCCTTGAGACGGGCTAATAACATGCCCATCTTGTCACTGTACTGGCTAATGCCAGTGTCGATCACCGCTTGAAAGAGGTATCCTTCGATACCTCCTCTTGGGCGGGTTGGAAGGGCTTCATCAAAGTTTCCGATGAAGCCCCCGTCACCATATCCTACCGGGATAACGAACCGAATACGGTCCGGAACCCCTCGGACAAGGTGACGCCAAGCGTGCCGAAAGCTAGCGTCACAGCCACAATGAGAATTGCGGCGATGAGCAAGATCCCGGACACGATTAGCCAACTTGTAAAATGATCGCGCATCAGTGAGCCTTTCTTTTAGAAAGATGGGTTTACAGTCTAGACCGGAGAAGTAATGCGACCCACAGGACTCGCGGAAATAGCCAGAAGAATAACTCTTCTTTTTATTTACGCGGAATCCTAGGAATTCGCAAAACTTCTCGAAGAGTTCAAAACAGCTACTTGGTATGATAACATCATCACCAAACACACTGATCTCCGAGGTAGAAACCTCGGCGTATTCACAAACCGCCAAAGCGGCAGCGTAAAATATCAGTGACTCCACCTCAAATGAGAATCCGTTCCCCATCGAGGAGAACTTATTCCATAAGAATGGGGTGCCGTCTTGAACGCCGGTTGCCGACCTACAGATTTCCATAATTTGGAGCCAGCGCGGACTAACCAACGTCCTAACTAGTTCCTTACTTATGGAATCGCTAGCAGAGCTGAAATCAACAGTAGCTAGTTCTCCGGCTTTTGACCCGAGAAGCGCTAATTGCTGGTTCCGATTCTGACTATTAAGGTTGACACCTCTCCGTTGCAAACGCCTCCGAATCATCGAGCCAATAGCTTTTTGAAACCAGATATTAAACCCTGGTTCAATAGCTATAACCCGATCAGTCTTGGCGTTCTTCGGAACAGTGATAACTTCGTTACCCGCCTCAAACCGAAACGTCTTCAACTCGGGGTTAACCGAATCGGAGAACGTACTGGCCCACAACGGATATGCCGCCTTAAACCAAGGGGCAATGAAGTTGTACAACTCTCGAGTTATCCCAGATTCACTCTGGAACTTATTGACGGCCGAAACGTGTGTTCCCTTTGTAAGGGTAGACACGCCCGGGCCCCAATTAGCTTCATCAACAAACTCATCCGCCGAAAAGTCGCCTAAGATACCGTCAATTTTCCGAATGGTAGCATTTAGCAACCAAACGTTGGGTCCCTGGAATAGGGGATCCAAAGACAAGTCCTTAAAGCGACGATTCGTCTTACCACAAAGTTCCTCAAATTCGAGGAACTTCGTAATAGCCACTTGTTTCCTATCATTATCTAGCTTGAGAAAGCTAGCCTTTGACAAGAATTCGGTGGCTTGGTAAGCGTTCCTAAACGCTACAGGTGTACCGTAGTGAGTAGGGACGACTGTCAAGTCAACCAGTTGCTGGTGTTCTTTAGATTTATAAAGAAGCCAAACAGCTAGAGAACGTGGGCAGTCCAAAGCGGCGAGTATGTTGAATATTGCTTCGTCGGTGATCGACGTGGCTGCTCGAAAAGTGGAAACAGCGACAGCTGTTCCCTTATTACGCCTCTTTGAGGTCATAACAGTACTCCTTAAATGGATTTCAGCTAAGTCTTAAGAGTATCTTACCAGATACCTTCAAGGTCTTTCGCCGCCGAAGTAATAACGGCACCCGCGACGAGGTTCTTCATGTAAGCCAGCACATCACTGCGCTGGGCTACCGAAGAACGTTCGGGCAGAACGAAATCCACATTTGCGATCAGGTCATAAGCCTTTGTCGGGGCCGGTTGAATACCGGTGGCCGTCGAAGGACTCGTGACCTCGAGCACGGGAAGTACTACTTTTCCCGTCACTTTATAGTTGCGGCTGCCCTTGGTAGGGCGACGCATCGATATTGTGACGGCGGGGAAACCGAGTGCAATACCGCCACTCTTATCCTCGTAGCGAGCTACGCCATTTGCGTCGATTCCGACGGGGGCGAAGGTGTGATTGGCTGGGGTGGCTTGGCCATCAGCCAAGGTGATAGCTGCAATAGCAGTCATGTTTACCTCTTGAGAGTTTTAAGTAAAGCCAGTGCATTCAGCAAGTGCTCAACGGAACCAGGGTCTTTGAAAGCAGGAAGCAGCGGAAGTGGGCCAGTCCCCGAAGGGGATCGGCTAACCGACACTGATTCGTTACTTTCATAGAGCTCCTCATCCCGAAAAACATTTGGCCGATACTGACCATGACAAGTTATGCTTTGTGTGGCTGAAACCTTTGAGAAGGTAGTTGTACTAGCATCTACAAACGTATACCCTAGGGCAGCGTCTAAAGAGCTAATCCAATTCCCAACTCCGAGGAACCAGTCAACAACAAAACTAAACTTGGTTAGTTCCCATGCGATGTAAGCTGGGTTAGTTACTCCCAGCGACGACAGCTCATGAAGAACCGTTGACGACTTTTTGTAGTAGTACGTTGCCGTAATATCTACCTTCACGGAGAAAGTATACGTGGTTGTCCGGATGCCATCCCGGGTAACTTTCGTTCCGCCGTCTGTGAAGCTTTGTTTATTGGTAACCCTTATAGACTCCGACGATTTGCCAAACGCCTTTTTGAGGTGTTCGACAGAACCGTAAGCGTCCATAATAAGGGGTCGCCAGCCATAAACAAGTGATAACCAGCCTTGAGCAATAGCCCGTGACTGGTCGTTCCGCCACTTTGAGCCAAAACCACCTGATCCAGGGGGTTTAACTCCTAGTGCCGCCGCCGCCCCTGCTAGGTCACCTCGCTTTAATCGCGAGTAGGCCTTCCCGATTGCCTCAGCATTTTCTCTGAGTAGTCGGGCAGTTTGAGCTCGTTCTGCATAGAATTGTATAAGGTTAACATCCTGATCTTTTAACTTCAGGAGTGCCTTAGCTTTCGCTGCATTCTCGAGATTCAACTTCAGGGCCGAGCTTACGCTTGGTAGCGTAAGCGCCACCTGACTAAAACAACCTTCTTGACGCTCCATAAGACGGTTATAACGATCGTCATTACGGACGTACCCGTTCTGGTAAATCACATTGTTCTCAGTATATCCGAAGACATTCTGAGGTAATGTTCCAGTCCGAGCTCGAAGAGTATAGTTAGGTGTTGTCACGCTATTACGCAAACGTTGACCACTGGCAGCCATGCGTTGGACAGTGTACCATTCAGGTTCGCTATCCTTCCATGTATACCAACTCTTTGACCGGTAAACACCGGGAAGAGTGTAGCTTTCGTTAACGTTAGTGCGTGACATTGCGGTACCTTTCAAAGATAGAACTTCTCTGGTTAACTCCAGAGGGCAAAAGAGAACAGGAACTACCTGTCCTCCTAGCGACCTACCAAGGTCGCCCCTAACGCCTTTGCAATGCAAAAAGGTTAGGGCGGGCCTTCAGACAGATAACGAGCGTAACGGACTCGGAGATACTGATCATCACTGGCAAGCTTCCGTAAGAGGATCTTAACAATCAAGTTAAGAATCCAAATACGACCTCTTACGAGCGAATCCAAGGTATCTCCTCAGCCGCCACGACGTGATCTGCTTCTGGCCCTAAAGAATCTCTCCCCTTCCGCCTATCATAGGTGTCACTGTTTAACAGAACCTGTAGATTCTGAGCGATACGACGCATCATATTGGTATCAAGCAGCGCAAAATGAACTTTGAGGGTATTGGGCGGAAGCCCAAGCCTCTGGTTCAATAAAGCGCAGCTTGAAACAATTTGAGTACGAAGTCTCGCTCTTTCTATAGCTTCCGCAAACATACGACCCTTTCG